AGCCTTACACGTAAGCTTGCAAATGCTGTTGATGCTTGTGAAGCAAGCTCAACGGCTAATACAACTAAAGTTAATGCACTTGCATTATTCGACGATAAAGTTTGAGCATTAGCTGCGACTGACTTTTTGCGGACAACAGTAGATGTCGCTGATAGTGCTGGGCTAATTGTGCTTGCAATATCTTTTACGCGCTGGGCATTTGACGTTGTTGATGATGATGCACTTGTGGAGGACGCAACATCTACAATACGGACAATATCACCTGATGTTGAAGCAGCTATTGAGCTGGTAGCAGATGCAGACCGCACTCTTGTGGCCTGTATGTCATTACTAGCCGCCGCAATTGCGATTGATGATGTGAGTCTAACACGTAATGCAGCAGATGCAGTTGTTGTGACACTAATAATTGTACCAGCGCCATCAGTGACAAACCCATCTAAACCAAAGTTGTATGATCCAAACGAGCTTAGACCAAATCCGCCACGATATTCTGCCATTAGTCTAGCGTAATATCTAAATCACCAGCAGGCACACGTAATACATCACCTGTATCAATTGCTTTGCTTGTTATTAGAGCTGCATACGCAATTAAATTACCGCCAGACGCAGCATCAAACACGCCTACGTGCGTGACTGTGCCGTATGACCCTGTAGCAGTAGGAAATTCTAGCGCAGATGTGTTTGACGCTGTATTTCCTGATATTGTGAAAGTAACACTTTGCCTTGCGTATCCACTACCTGAAACTTCAGTACCGCCGCCAGTATCATCTGGGGCTGCCGTGTATAACGCTAAGTGCCACGCTGTGGGGCGTGTCGCTGATGATGTTGAGAAAGCCCACGTTAGAACTGTTGTCTCAAATGTATTAGAAAAACTCATTTTAATATGCCCTTATTTTCATGCGACGTCCAGAACCGCCAAATTTAGCTTTTTCGCTTGCTTGATTTATAGCATCAATTGCATTTTGGTACAAAGCTGCCCATACTTGTATTCTAGCATCATCTTTTAGGTATGGCGCAGAATGTATGAGTGAACCATACAAATATGCGTCGGGGTAATGCTCTAATATCCAGTTTGACGTGTTACTATCAGATAATGCGTCTGTTTTACCAAAATAATACAATTCTGACGTGTATGTGCCATCTGGAACTGGATAAACCTCTAATTCACCTGCTGTAACCGCGTAATATGCCGGTTGCCCGCTTGTGTTTAGGTTTCTAAACTTACGATCAAGCATTTCTGCTTGCGAAATTAGCTCAAGTGGGCGTGTATCTCCGCTTGTGATGTAAAATCGTATAACTTCGAGCATATCTGCGGGTATTGCGCTATATTGCGTGTCAATTGACGCCGTGCTGCGCTTTTCTTGCCGCCAATGACGGATTTGCCTGTTTAAATCTGCTTCTGCGAGTGAGACAAACGTGGAAGACACAGATGTTAGGTCATCTCGGTTAAGAAAATCTGCAATATTTGTCTTTAATTCTGCATATGTAGTAATTGGCATTAGTTATACCCACCCATTCCTCTAATTAAACCAGGATTTGCTGTAAAAAACATTTTTCTTATAATATCCATGATTTCTGGGTTATTTATTGCAGTATCAACCATATTTGGGTCTAATGTATTTAAATAATCGTTAAATGCCACTTGAGCTTCACGGGTTTGTTGTTCCATAGCGCCATTACCGCGTCCACTGCCTACAGCATAAGAAAAATCTCCCTCACCAGGCATCATATCACCTGTAGGGTCAGGTTGGTATTGAATTTGTCTTTCACCAGGCATTATATCGTTGATAGGGTCACGCTGGTATTGAATTTGTCTTTCACCAGGCATCATATCATTAACAGGATCACGTTGATAAGCAAATGTATTTTCGCCAGGCATCATATCATTAACAGGATCACGTTGCCCTTTATTCAACAAGCCTAATGGACGTAGTTTTGGTGGGGCAGACGTCATTTTTGACAGTAAACCATCTTTAACTGGGTCATTACCCGCAAAATTAGCTTGTCCAAGCGTGCCGTAATACGTTCTGTCACCAATATTCTCAACAGGTTTACCGCCAGACCCTAATAACTGCCCATCGACATATTCCATATTGTCGCCAGGTGTTAAAATGTTTGCTAAAAACTCGGTAATGCTGTTTCTATCGCTTGCACCCTTATCTAACGAGTTTAAAAAACTTAAAAATTTATTTTGTGCCATTTTCCTAGCCTATTTGGTATATTTGTTACACGCTATCACAATTCATCAACTTTATCCAGAACCTTACGCATTCTATCTGACAACTTCCATTTACCAGCTTTATAATATGCTGCACTTTGTGCATCTTTTAAATCTAGCCCGCGACCAACATAATATTTTATCCACTTTGTAATAATTTTATTTTTCATACTTGGTCTTAATTTATCAAATACAGCTTTTTTCATGCAATACCTTTTAAATTACGTTTAATTGGCTGTTTCCATGTGGACATTAACCCAGATAATGCTGTTGTAGCGTCTGAAGCCATTGTTAAACACAATGCATCTGCTAAATCAGGTGATCTTAACCCACGTTTACGCATCTCATCTTTACTTTCGGCCTTCATTTTACCTGATGAGGTAAAAGAATACCTAATTGCAGTTAATTCTGCCAGCAATTGGTCATCTTTGGGTAGCTTGCATGATCTATCTTCTAGCCAACCCTTTGTTTTAAACCATAATTCACTGCGTAAATTCATATATGTATGACCCATAGCGGGGGCTTCACTTACATTTACCCCACGTACTGGCGCGCCTAACTCACGCAATCTATCAACTACACCGCCGCCAACGCCAATACTATCGACTAATATCTCGCTAGGGCGTAGGCTAGGGGATAATCCCTCATATTCTGCCATAACTCTACCCACAGTTTGCATTAAGTCTAAGCCTTGCCATGACTGTATATCAGTTACAACGCTACCATATCGCTTACACAACGCAGTCTTATCCGTACCAAATCGCGCAACATCTAAGCCCCAAATAGGTCTTACATCTTCAATTAGTTCAATATCACGATGTATTGCGCTTTCTGCAATATGAAATGGAATAATCGTATCATCATCTGCTAATGGAAACTCACCTAATACACGTATGCGAAACGCATTACTATCCTCACCATAACGCTCACGCATTTCATCAACAAACTCATCTGACACAAGTGGGCTATCCACGCATGACCATCTGCGCGTCCACCAAGATTTAGCCATACGTGTTTGGCTTTCATAAAACGTACCTGATGAACGTGTGGGGTTAGATAAAAGTAACGTAGTTGCATTATGGCCTGACATTGACCCAGCCGCAGCTTCAAACACTTTTTCTGGCACACCTGACGCTTCATCTACCACCAACAACACATTCTCGGAGTGAACACCAGCTAGGGCTTCTGGCGTCTCGGCGCGAGAAGTTCTAGCAGAAATAAACGCTTCAGACGCGGCTGCGGTTAGTTCAACGCGGTCTGACTTTACATTTAGCAATTGCTGTAGATTAGGCGGTAATTCATTTATCCATCGTTTTAATTCAGCAAACAATGCGTCAAACAATTGGCTCGACGTGGGGGCAGTTACAACAACCTTATTAGGAAAACGTAACAACACGTACCATAACATTGCCCATGATGCAGACGTAGACTTACCTGTCCCATGTCCTGATCGTACTGACATCTTACGCTCACCATTTGCTATGGCCTCCAGAAATTCGGCTTGGTAATCATATGGTGTAGCGCCTAACACCTCTTTGACGAATAACACTGGGTCGTCTCGATAACGTAGGACAAACTCTTGTAATGGGTTATTACTCATCGGATACATCCTCATAATCTGCGTCAATCGTTTTTGCTTCACGCTCACGATCTTCGCGGTCTATTGCCGCCAAATCGGAATTGACTTTGCGTAGCGCGTCTAAATGCATGTCACCCACAGATATAGTCACGTTTGTCTGGGGTCTATTGCCGTATCGCTCTTGGTTATACGAGCCTGCCATAAATTTACGCCACTGTACCTTTTCGCGTGTGGCGGCTATCTCACTGCTAGAACTGCCACCATCAAGCTCATCTACCATTGTTAGACCTTGTTCTACGAGGGCATCAGCTGCCTCTTGCCTGGCTTTGGCTAAAGCTTGCGAATACTCTGGAACA